AGCCTTAGCCGCTTCAATACGAATGCGGGTGCCGTTAGACAGCAGGCCAGCAGAGGGGAGATCATTTACACGCATGGTAATCCTTATCTACGTCGCTTGAGCATACTAGAACCTCTAGCGACTGGGGTTTTATAACGGCCGTAGCCGAGTGGGTCAGCCATAGCTTCGGCGTGAGCCTTAGCCATCATGGCAGCGATTTGCTTGTTTTGGTCGAGGGCAAGCGCCTCGGTGAAATGCCGTACCAATCCTTCTACAGCATCTAGCCTATCGTCATGAATGAGCGCATTGCGCGTCATGCTGATCTTGGCTAGCTGGTAGAAGAAGCTATACGTTAAACGTAAGTTAGGTGCATACGTCATCGACGTGTCAACGTCGTGTGTTACAGCAGCTTCGGTGACGATCAACGCGCCCCGGCCCATCACTGGTTCCAAGGTGTTGATAATCCGTGCTTCTTTCTGGCCGGTAACGAGGTCATCGTCAATACCCGCGCCGGGGAGGTGCTTACGCAGGATAGGCGTAAACACAGCTCGGAAAGCACCGAAGCCCATGTTCTTTTCAATCTTCACTACGCTAGGCGCAAAGGGCTTGAGGCGCTGAGCTAGTAGTTCTAGCTTAGCTTCCTCGTACCCACCGGGGATACCGCCAACTGCAAGTAGGTATACGTTTCCGTTAAGGAAGCCGCCCACTGCATAGGCTGTCTCGTCGGCATTAGCGCCGCCGCCTGCTGGGTCGATGTACGCAACTACGCTTTGTAGCTGTGCCACCTCTTCGCTAATGGTGTGGGGAATGCTCAGCTTGAACGCAAACTCATGCGCAGCGTAGTCTCTCAGCTTGTCAGCGGTCATGCCGCGAACTACTGCCAGCGGGAATGTCTTACCCGTGTTGCTCAGTACCACAATGCGTTCCGGCTTGAGCGGGAACTTCATTGCGTCCATGAGCGCAGTGTTCAGCATGTGCTGTAGCTGGAAGTACGCCGTACCTTGGTCGCGTTCTTTCTTCTGTAGCGTTTCCTCGTCCAGTAGCTCGGGGTCGATAGGTTGTCCCTGATCGCCCAGCAAGCCCCCACCACTGGCTAACGTAGGGTTAGCGAGCAAGCGGGATGCGATTAGTGGGGCTAGGCTTGTGCCATAGTGCCCCATCTGTTCTGGTGTAGGATACCTGCCCGGCCAAATGCGTGTTACCACGCCCCGTGCTGGCAAGCTGTTGTAGATGGACTCCATCGTCTGGGGTGTACCCAGCCATACGATGCGCCCACTCTGGTTAATCGAGGTAAAGTCCTTGGTCAAGTGCAGCAGCTTGGCTCGTTGTGTGGGCGTAGCTGAGTTCTTGCTGGACTCAATATCGTCAGGGATAAGCAAGTCAGCGCGTCGGCCTTGCAAGTTGGCATCAATACCAATACAGTCAACCGATGCTGATTTGTCAATACCCTTGAGGCTATGGTGAATGTCGAAGCCTTCAACAGAGGTACGGTCACCCGCACTCTTGTCTGGTCGCATGCACTCAAGCACATCCATATTCATGATGATACGGACGATCAGTGTCGCAATGTCAGTAGCTTGATCGCCACCAGCAGACACAATTAATACACGCCCCTTGGGGCTATGCATCAGGTACCACACGGCAAACGCTGCCGCGATAGTTGTCTTAGCCTGAGAACGCTGAGCCTGCACCATGAGGTACTGTGGCCCGTAGGCAATGTAGCGTCCGATGTCCTTTTGGATGTCGGTAGTGCTAAAGCCCAGCTCGTCCATCACATCCACAAGGAATGGAACGAACTCACTGTAGTGGGCTTGGAGAGCCTCAAGCTGTTCCCAGCGTAGCTCGGCTAGCTCGGCACTCTCCCGTGCCCTCATTGCAGGGTACCCCCGAAGCGTTCGGAGTAAGCCTCAGCGGCTTGGTCAAGTGCGGCTTGCGGGATAGCCTTGTTGCGGCGGGCTTTGAGCTTGTCGTTCAAGTCGCGCAGTGCTGTGTTGCCTTCAACGTCAGCGGTAATGTTGTTGTTCTTGAGGAACGTCACGGCTGCGCCAAGCAGCGCGGGGCTCGGGCGAACCTTACGCTCGCGGCCCTCGTCGTCTAGCTCAGTGTAACCGGCAACCTGCTCAGAGAATGCAGTAGCTACAAGCTCATGAAGGTTGCCTAGTGTCTTATCACTTGCGGCCATTCTTGACCTTTCGTGGAATGTACCACTTATCGCGGATAAGGAACACGATCTGCAACACAGTGTAGATCAGTGTAGCCACGATAAGCCAATCGGACAGGGGCACACCTGCGAAGGTGAGGCCACCTACCATTACGGGCGGGGCGGCCTTGTAGGCCTCGTTAAGTGTGTCCTGTGTGAACATTAGGTAGGTACGTGGTTAGCTTGAAAGAAATTCAGGTAGGGGATAATGATACGCGCCCATAGGCGGCTGTACCTATTACCATACTGTAACCTGCGGAGCCGCTGGCTAAACGTGTACTCACCCTTGCGGGGTAGGTCTACGGTAAGCAAAGCAAGCTCTGTATAGTTAGCGATAATGTCGATTATCCCCACTGTGTAGTATAGGTACCGAATCGGCCACTTGCGCACTTCATACTGAATCGCTAGCGGGTATAGGATTAGCAGGAGAATCGACAGCATCAGATACTACCAAGGGTGTTGTTATGTGCGCCTAGCTCTGTGCGAAGCTCAGTAGCGCGGGCTTCCACAGCGTAGACCTGGGCTACGCCGGGAATCTGGCTAAGGTCTAAGGTCCCTCCTGTAACCTGTTTAAAGGCCTCCGACATAATCATAATCGTCTCGCGCAACCTGCGCTGGGTAATCTGGTTGTCTTGCTCTAACTTGAGCAGTTCTGTAAGTGCTACCGGTACAGTGTCGGCAGGCTCAGGCGTGTTACCGTCGGCTAGCCACACCAGATAAGCGGCGTAGTCGGTGTTTTCTGGGTCTGGCGGGATTGACGCACTGTCACTTAAACGCACGATGGAAATGGGTGTGAGTTTGTACATTTATAGTTCTGCCGACGCAACGGTGCCAAGAACTGCTGCGACGAAAGCTGCTGTGGTAGTAACAGTGGCTGGGTAAGTAACCTCATAAATATCGGCTGCCAACGTGCCAATTCCGCAATTTATCGCAGCAGCTACTGCCTGCCCCGCCAAAGTTGGTGATGCGCGTTTTTGCACCTTAAACGGCTTCCAAGCAGTGAAAACATTTCCGGCGCTGCCATAACCTTCCAATCGAATTACCCCCAGCAGTTCGCAATACCGCTGGCACAGCAGCAGCTCCAGTCCATACGGACGTTGCTCAAATATTGTTGCTACTGAGCCGACTTCGAGCTGCACGTCACCAATCAGTACATTCTTTGCAGACACGCTGGTTGGACTGGCGTCGTTAATTTGCAGCAGCAAACCGTTGTTTGCGTCGGTGGCCCCCAGCGTAAATTGACAGGTCACTAAAGTTACGCCTGAGATGTTGCTGGGGATTGCCGACGTAACAAACACAGAGCCAATAGCAGTAACAGCGCCAAAGTTATCGCTGGCTGTGGGCTTGGCAATGGATACCGAAACAGTCCGTGCAGAACCAAAGTCGTGTGCAACTTTGAAACTGACGGTGACTGTTTTACCGCTCAAGCGGCGTGCATTAAGCGCTTCAATGCGATGCCTAAAAACCCACGTACCTGTGGTGTAGGTCAGGTTGCTCATCCAAAACGCATAGCCACTGTCAAATGCGTTGTTAGGGTTTTGCTCAACGTTGCCGCTGACCCCCGTGCCACCGCTGATACTGCCAGTGTGCCTGTCCACTTTTCCGTACTGGTCGCTAGCTGTAATGGCTACGGCTGCACGTTGCGCAACTTGACACCCACCGTTGATGATGAGGTTGCGCAAACCAGCAAGAGGACCGCCGTTAATGGACTTTATACCAGTTGGGGTTACCAGTAGATCCGCAGCGGCTGCCGCGCTGGTTGCTGCTTCGACAGCTTTGGTAGTGGCTGTAGTGGCCGAGGCCGCCGCAAGGGTGGCTAGGCTGGCTGCCGACGTGGCGCTACTCGCAGCCGCTGCCTGAGAAGCCTGCGCCTGTGACGCTGCGTTGGCTGCCACGTCAGAGTTAGCGGTCACGGTGTCGTCACTTGCCTCTGCCGCAACGAAGATGGACTGCCTTGCCAACGTGTCAAGGGCGACTTCGCTAATGTTACCACGATCGACAAAGTCAACCATGGGGCTGTCTTTTGGGGTAGCCCGGTAGATGGTCAGAACGTTACCTGCTGGGATGGCTGGCGTAATTTGCAACTGCCACGTCCCAATAAGCATGGCAGGTGTTACGGTAACCACAGTACGGACACCTAGAGGACTGTCGTAGTACGCCTTAACGTGGTCTTGTAGCAAGTACCCGCCAGAGAAGTTAAAGTTCCACACCGTCGTGGAACCGTCCGTGTCGTATTGTGTACGGCTAGTTAGTTGTAGTTTAGGTGTTGGCATATGCCTCCAAAGAAATCCCGCCGAGGCGGGGTGTATAGCTAGCGTTAATCCTTGGTCGTGTTCATCAACGGTACAAGGTATGGGAGCCGGGACAGCGGCATGATCTTGGCAGCGTCCTGCAGGTCTGTTGGGCTTTGCAGCCACTTGAATGCGTCATTTGCCAAGCCAGCAGCAGGCAGCACGTAGTTGCCAACGAGGTCTGCTTCTTTGCCTGTGCTGCCCATTGGGTTGAAGCCGGTAGCCTCTTTAACCCTATCTGGCGCAACTGCTGTAAGGGCGTCAATAAAGTCACCAGCCACCCCGCTCAGGGCAATGTAGTTCAGGGTAGCCCGTGCCACATTCTGCGGCGTAAGCTGCTTATCTATGTACTCTTCTTGGTCAGGGCGGCCAATGCTGTTAGCGTACACGCGGGCAGCGTAGATAGGCCAGGCCATGCTCATAGCACCCATTGCCATACCGAATGCAGCGTAGCCTCCACGCTGGTTACGCTGGCGCCCCCATTGCTTCTCCATCGAGACAAGGTTAAACGAGCGGAACTGGGTTAGCAGCTTCAAGAACCCATCGTGTGCCCACTTACCGCGCTCACCAATAAAGGTTCCTTGGATAATCTGGGAAGTACCCCGCCACACGGACTGGATTACTTGGTCGCGCAGGTCACTATCGGGCAGCTTATCCGCCTCAAAGCGTACCAAGCGGTTACCGTCAAACGAAGCAACCTTGTCAAGGTTCTCCCGCAGGAACGCCTGTACCTCTGGCGTAATACCAAAGTCACGCAGGGCTGTGTCCTCGTTACCATCACGCACGTATCGCATCATCTTGTGGACGATCTGCTCTGCCATGCCCCGCTGCTGCGTGCTGTGCATCGTGCGCCAGCCGGACAACTTTGATTGCAGGTGGTTGCCACCACGGAGCAAGCGATCAAGCAAGGTGAGTGTGTCCCGGCCATAGGTGGGGTAGGCGTGGTTAGGGGAATCGAAGGGCATGACGAACTTATAGTTCTCTGTGCCAAACTCAGCCCCGCCTACAAGTTCAATGCTGCCAATGATGGGATTGTCCACAGACTCACCGCGCACCAGCGCCTTAATCTCCCTACGCAAGCGGGGGATGGAAGCAACGCTCTCTGCAGTACGCAGTGCGCCTACGTGGAACACGCCGTTTAATGTCTCGGCCAACTGGTTAAACAGAATACCACCCATGCGCACTAGCGTGTTAGCAGCCATTGCACGATCCATAGACCGACCGCCGTGGTTTACAAATGGCTCGTTCATGAACTCAGCCGCGATCTGGTCAAAGCTATCAAGGTCACGCAGGCTGGCCTTCTTACCGTCTTGCCCGTAGCGCATACCATCACGGAGCAACTGCAGGCCCGGCTTACCGTATACACCATACTTAGCCAAGGCTACCTCCCCACTAACCCGCCCAGCCTGTGCCCGCAGCAACTCAATCTGGTTAGTCTCGAAGATGTCTAGCAGACGGAATGGGCCTGCCTCTGTGTCATAGACCCGGTTGAGGTCAAGCTTAATGCGCCCCTTGGTGAAGTTAGCGGCACCTTTGGTATAGCGCTCCATGTGGGCTTTAATCTCCTTGGCCGACAGGTTCATAGCAATCAGGGCATCTTGCACAATGTCTGCTGCGCCCGTAGTGTTGCCGCCCATAACGCTACCGTAGTCACCCGCTGCGCGATCCCGCACGCGTTTCATGTACTTAGAGGCAAGCTCGTCTGAAAAGCTGGCGTCCCAGCCCTCAATGGTGATGAACTGATCTGTCAAAGCGGAGTGCAGTATTTGCTGCTGTTCGTTAGACAGGTTCATAACACCAGTTGGGCTCATCTTGTGGGGCATGTAACCAACCGAGGACTCGGGAAGCGACGCCCAGCCAAGGGTCTTAGCCTTGCGTTGTTGGTTAGCACCACGAGTATAGCCAGCCTCCATCACATCAGCCGCTGCTTTCACGTTAGCGTCAGTAGTTACGGGCTGCTTGGAAATGCTGCGGGCCTCAATCTCGCTAGCCACTAGCTTGTCGAACTCGGCACGCTTCTCGCCACCGATCATATCATCCCAGTGGCCTGCACCCGGTTGGGTTTTCTGCCACATGGCGTATGCGCCTTGATAGTCATTGATGGCGTTACCCATAATGGAACTCTGGGTAATGTGCTTAGCAATGGCGGCAGTAGACTTACGACTGCGTTGTACACCACTCGCATCTTCAAGCAACTCGGAAGCAATCATACGCACCAGCGGGCTGTCTGACTTGAGCATGATAAGCCCGGCGGATGCCACGTTGAACACGTTGTTGTCAGCCAGATTCTGTACCCGGCGTGTGTACTCAGCGTCCATTGGGTTCTTAACGGCCCACTCTTCTGCTCTGCGGTGCAACTCTGTAAGCTGCTTAACGGTAGCACGATCAGCGTCGGTAGCTACCGGCAACGTTGACATGCCGAACTTAACTACGTCTGGGTCAGTCTGAATAGCTGCAACGCTCTGGGTCTGGGCCTTTGTGGGCACAGCCATTGCATGTAGTTCGCTAGGTTCTACTTGCAGTGGCGGCAACTTGCTTGCCTTGTTACCCGCCAACACGTCATCAAAGAATTGCTTAAACGGTGTAGCTGGGGCAAGAAGTCCCTCTTTCTTAGCTGCTTTGAATACATCAAGGGCAGCGCTTAAGATGTACTTAAAGAACTCTAACAACTGTGTTGGTAGCTTAAGGTCGCTCTTAATCGCCTTGGCTACAATAGCCTCCATGTACTTCACGCCCTGCTCCGCGCTGAACTCGTCGAAGTTAGCGAAGTAGTCAAGGAACTTGTGTAGTTCGCCCTTCGTCTCAAAGGAACCTTGGAATACCTCGGCTAAGCTCTTGCCCCACTCGCCCGTGAGGGCTGGGTGGTAAGCTGCCTTACCAGCCTTGTCAGCCTCGGCTGCTACAGGGCTACGCGCCAGCATGGAAGTCTGAGACTCCCCTTGCGTACTAATGGTCTTCTGCCACTTTTGCCAAGCCTCTACCATTGCCTTGCGGTTCTCGGGACTAGCAGAAGCCAAGCGGTGAGCAAACACAGCGTGAACAAACTCATGCGCAACTGCCCGAACACCAGCACCCGGCTTAATAGCAATCATGCTCATACCGGGTTTTATGATACCGTGCAGCCCGCTGGCGTCGCCAAGACCAGTACGTCCGTCAGTCAGGTGGATAGCCACCTCTGGGAGCAACTGCTTGCGCAAGCTCTCTATCACATTAGAGTAGCGTTTGAACACCGGGTCAGTCACCTCTGGAATAAGGTGTGTGCCGGGTGCGGTGTTAAGGCCGTCAAGCTGCGCCTTGCGCTCTGCAAAGTCATCAGTCTTTTTGAAGATACCTAGGTCAGCCATTTCGTTAAAGCGGCTATCGCTAGTCATATCACGGCCTACACGGGTAGCGTTAGTTGGGCTAGCAAACTTGCTAGCATCATCCTCTGGGATGCGCAACGCTTGGGGGTCTTCCAAAGGTTTGTGTTCCTCAGCAACATCAAGCAAGCGCCGTTCCTTTGGTACCGCGTGCGTATCAACCTTTTCTGTGTCAGTACCAATGCTTGACCACGATGGCTGACTACCTTGCTTGGCAGTACGGGCTTCTCTAAATGCAGCACCGGCCTCACTCTGCCCACCGGCTAGCTTAAATGGCTGGCCAATAACGTCTTGCTCCAGCTTGTCATACAGTGCAGTAGCAATGCCACGCCGCTGGTACGCGGGAGATACCTCTACCCCGGTAACCTTAAATCCGCCGCTAGGCAAGTCTGTGTAAAGCAGGCTACCCACTTTAACCCCGTTGTCAGTAACGGTGTAAGAGCCACGGAAAGCGCGTGTAACTTCTAGCGCCCCGCCATCCGGCAAGCTAAGGGTAAAACCAACCGGCTCCTGTACACCCCCGGGGCCGGGTAGTGTTGGCGCTGTCGGGTTACTTGTTTGCTCTGGGGCTTCCTCTACCACGTTAAGCAGCTTGCGCTCTACAGGCACCTCGTGCGTATCTGCTGCACGCACAATGTCTTCTACTTCCTTAGTGTACTTCTCGTCGGCGTACTTGCGGAGGTCTTCTGCTGTAGCAGATGGCCCTAACTTGTGCTCAGCTTCTTGCAGGAAGCCAGTGTACTTACCAAGCTCTGCGTCTTGGGCACGGGCCATCAAGGTACGTTCACCGCTACGCATAGCGAGGGCGCTTGTACCTAGGCCGAACGTAACGTCAGCAGCCATAGCCAAGCCCACGTCCTGCAAGCTGTAGTCGCCTGTCACGCTCTGACGCAGGGCTTCTACCACGGTACCGCTCGCCACGTTCTCAGCGATAGCAGCGCCTACCATAGCGCCCTTACGGCCCTCTTGGAGCATGGTCAGGGAGTTGGCATACCCAGCCAGCTTTGCAACCTTTGCAGCCGCCATGGAGGGCAGCAGGTTGGACAGCGTTGGAATCTCAGCTAGGAAGCTCAGGGCAATGCCAGTACCAGTTCCGTTTGCCATTACGGTCTGCTGGCGCATGACTTCTTCTTCGTGGTCGGCTAGGATGCTTTTGGCCTCCAGCGTACTCCGTGCTTGCTTGTAGTCGTCGATTAGGTTGCGGTCTGCGCTGGGCGGCAGCAACGACAAGTCGGGCACGTAGCCTTCCTCACGCGCATACTTCTCACCAAACAGGTACTCTTTTACTGGCTTCAAAAACTGCTGATCGGTGTTACCGGCTAATGCAGCAGCAGCGCTAATAAGCACAGAGGGTTGATTCTCTGCACGAACACGCTGAGCCCAGTTAGCAGTGTCACGTTCAATGTTGGCGCGGTTAGCCGCTGCCTTAGTTGGGCGAATAATCAGCGAGTTGACAAGCGCTGTGTTAGCCTTAATGTCTTGAGTGGTCACTGTAACTGGGTCTGTCATATTAGTTCCTTAGATTTAATCCCGGCAACGCCGATTTCATGCTGTCTTTGGCTGTGTCGCCACGAGCCTTCTTAACACTCTTACGCGTGTCCCACAGTTGCTCTAGTCGCTTACCTGTGATTGTGTAGAATGTTGTGTCACCACTTGGGGTAGTTCCAATAACCTGTAGTTGCGGGGTAGCATCAGCAGCATCTGCAATCTGGATTACGTTTATCACATTGTCCATACCCGATTCCCGCTTAACAGTATCCAGCCCAAACGCCATCGCATCGTGGTGTTCGTTACTCGCTACTAACTTGTTTTTCTGGAAGAATGTACGCAAGTCTGCCTGCCGTGGGTCACGCTTCCAAGCGTAGCCGTCGAGCAGTGTAACACCATGCTCTTTGGCATTAGCCTTGGCTGCTTTAATGGATTCCCCCATATCGGTAGAGTAGGAAACATGTGGAGCAAGCAGCCTACTGTACGCAGCCGGGTCACGCACCACGTTATCTGCGCTACGTAGAAAGTCTGGGATGCGAGACTTAAGTTCAGTCTCGATCAGCTTCTCGGCTGGGGTTAGCGGCTTAGCGGCTGGTGATGTAGCCAGTGCAAAGGACGAGTCAATGGTGGCGCGCCCTTTAGTAGCTGAACTACTGTAGGCGCGATGATATGCGCTCATGACATCACCTCCCTTCCCAGCGTATGCTAGCGCCGCTGCCTCGCCCATGCCACCGGCAGCCTCTACCAGAGGTAGGTAGCGGGCCATGTAGGTTGCGTGGAACGTGTCGGCACTGCCACTCGACACCGCCATGTTAATCTCGTTGCGCAACTTGTCACGGAAGTTTTCATCCATGTCTGTTTCGTACCGCATAACCCGAGTAGCGAAGGCGCGTGATGGGTCAGTAGTCTCTAACCACGCCCACGCATCGCGCTTGTCGGTAGCCTTAGCGTAGTTAACCGGAACCCCGATAGTCAGATTCTCGACCAGTTGTAGGACGTGGTTCTTGTCCTCTGTTCCGCTATTACCGCTGGCGCGGGCTGCATTACGCCTTCGTTCAGCTTCCCGAAGGTCTTGCTCTTTTTGCCGCTCAAGCAAATCGTATAAGCTACTGGCTGCCTCGGCCTTGGCGTAGTCTACTGGGTCACCCGTAATCCGCTTGTATTCTGTGTTTAGGGCTAGTAGCTCTTTGTCGATACCAGCCTGCGTCTGCCCGGGGATACGTGCTGACTCGCGGGCCTTGTGGAGTATCTTAGCAAATTCGAGTGGTAGGTCTGCCCGTTTAGCTGTGCGAAGCGCAGTTACTGCACCACGCATCGCGCTAACTTGTGCAGGCTCAAACCTGTCTAGCATTTGCCCATCTTCCAGCATATTAAACACGGCAAAGCTACCGCCATTAATGGACTTAATTACTTCTGCTGACAGCATCTGCTTGTGTACAGCAGCATCCATGCCTACAGGCGTATCCATCGCCTTAATGGCCTCGATACCTACCGTCAGCAAGTCGCCACCGTCGGTGTCGCTTCCGGGGATGCTGCCGTCAGCGTTGGCTTTCTTAGGGTTACGGGCGCTAGCGTCAGCCAGCACAAGCCGGTTTAGATTAGCAGCTACGCTTTTGCGGTTAGACTCGATAGCATCCTGCTTCTGCCATAGCCCGTGGTTTTTAGCCTGCTTGCGCATAATGTCGGGCATCTGGTTCATGAACTGCTGACGCACTGCCATGTCTGTCGGCCCGTCACCCGAGAGGTTATCGGACAGCATGTTGTTAAGGTGGCGGGAAAACGCGTCCCCCGGCATCTTAGCAATCTCCTCGGCATTCCCTTCTAGGTTGGCTGCTAAGTCGGTTACTAGCGCGTTAGCCTTCCATACACGGGCGCCATCTACCAGACTGGTGCTACCGAACAGCTTAGAGTACCAAGGCTGCTCGTTCACAATCTCGGTAATTGCTTCTTCTTGCGCAGCCCGTTGCATACCCTGCATGAATTGGGCATCCTGCTCACGCTTGATGGCAGGTTGCAATATGGCACCACCCATCTTCATGAGCGCTGCCATAGTTGGGTCTGGGCGAGCCTCTTGTACCTGCCGAGCTTGGCCGGTAGAGGTTACGTTACCGCCGCCCGTACCGATGCGTACCGCCCCGCGCTCTGGCAGGGTAAGCTGCGGGGTACCGCTACCACCTTGTGCAGCAAACGTAACCGTCTGCCCTAGGCCCTCGGTGGGTGCGCCTAGCGTATTGTCTTTAGCCATAGTTAGTAGTTGTAGTCGTTAGTTGCCCGTTTACCTGCACTGCCTGCTCCGCTAATCGGGAGGTCACTGGCAAACCAATCGGTGTACTTCTTTTGCCCCCACTGGGACACGTTAGCTAGAGTCTTCTGGTCTGTTCCTAGAACACCGCCCACAATCTCGCTGAACAAGCCGCCTGTGTAGCGTGTGTCGGCTACAACGTCATTGCCGTAGTCAATGTTGGTAACAATGTCTGTCTGGTCAAGGTTGTCCCAGCCAGCCTGCAACAGTGCCCCCGTCCGTGCAGCTTGGTCGCTGTCCATCTGGGCCGTAGCCTGCTCTTTGCGCTGCTGAATACGGCTAGCCCGCAGGGCTGTAGTGTGACGGATAATGTCCGACACGCCCCCAGTGAGTCCGCTAAAGGCACTAGCAGCGGCCTGCCGCCCAGCCTGCTCGGCTAGTGCAATCTGGTCTTCCAGGCTCGCGTTGCTAGCGGCATCCCGCTGGCGGCGGTAGTTGACGTTGTTGGTTGTAAACGCCTTGCCCACGTTGTCCAGTGTGCGGTTATTGTTTACCGACTGGGTGTAGCGAGCAAGGCTACTTCGCGCTGCTGCAACCGTGTTGTTGCTAGATCGAATCAAGTTGGACGCGTATGCGTTGGCCTGATTGAGCGTGTACTGAGCATTAGCGTTGGCCTCAGCAAGAACACCCGAGCTGATAGAGCCGACAATGTTCTTGCCCATGTCCAGCATTTGACTAATTGGGTCAGGTGTACCTGCCATAGAACCTCCTAGAAGCGTTGAACTCTGTTAAAAAATTGCCCGCTCCACTCGATAGCGGTAACCAGTAGCGGGAGCCACTTACGGGCGGATACCTTCATGTCGAAGGCGCGAGTCTCTAAGCCCACCGTAATGGGCACCTGTACCGTGACAATAGGCTCAACGCCTACTAGGTTGCCGGGGTCGCCAAGCACACGCCCGTTAAAGCTGCCGCTCGACTTGCTTAAGCCGGTGGCCGTAACATCCCACGCCAAGCCGCCTGAGCTGGCAATAGACACAAGGTACTTACCGATGGTTAGGCTGCCGCTAAGGATAGCCTTACCTTTACCGTCCCGCATGAACGGGTTGGTTGGCGTGAAGCTGGCTTCTTGTAAAGACCCTGCCACAAGGCCGACTGTGTCACCAGTAACCTCAGCCGCTGCCGACAGAGGTACTCCGCCAAAGCGCTTGATGGATGCGCTGGTGTACGCCACAGCGTATTGGTCGCCACTGTTCGTGCGGACTGTGCCAGTACCGCCAGCCACTGTAGCCCAAGGGCGGTGACTATCCAAGTAGGGCTTGTCCGACATACCCGCGCGGATACTCACAAAGTCTACCGCTAGATACACACCGTCGGGCCCTTGCCGTAGGTAGTACACGTTGAACCCACTCGGCACAACGCTAGCACCGATGATGGAACCAAGGTTGGTGTTAAACTTGATCGTGCTCCAGCTATCCATCTTGCGACCATCCTGCCGGTCGAGGTAGCTAAACAAGTAGAGCCTGTCCCGGCCCGTGTCTGTACGGATAAGCAAGTGGGATGGTGAGCCTGTGCTGGACAGTGCCTCGACCATCGTACCGGCAATGTACGTGTTAAGCTGGCTTGACGTAGCGTAGCTTTCGGGACTGTTCTGTGTCTGACCGGGCTGAATCTGGTGGATAGACGTAGCGCCCTGTGTTGTCTTGGCGTACATGATGAACCCGCCTGCGCCCACGGGCGGGGCATCGGCAACGTCTTCATAGTTTGCCATGACTGGCATGTTGGCAGAGGTGGCCGTAAGGCTAGAGCGACCGTCGATGGTGTACTGGCGCTTGGTACCAAAGATAACCAAGTTCTGATCGTACATGGTACTGAACCGTAGCGTGTCATCCTCGCTACCTTGAGCCAGCATTTCAAACGCATCGTCTGCCGGAACGGTTAGAACGGTGGTGCGGAAAAAGTTGAGATAATCGTCACTGCGGCTAACGCATAGGACGCCACCACTACCCACCAGAAGGCGGCTCTGGAAAGAACCAAGGTAGGAAATCTTGCGCCCGATAAAGTAGGGCTTTGCTGCTGAGTCATCGTCACCTGCTGTGCTAACGTCAAAGGTTGGGTGTGGGCCTGCTGTCAGTGCTGTTAGCAACGTGGCAGAAGAGGCAATGAAGAAGTTGTTGCCAACGGGTGTGGCATACACCAGCCCGCCTGTGATAGTGTTCTCTACCCCAGCGCCCTCAATCCAAGTAACCTCGGTGTAGGCGTTGGTGATAGTCGCTGTCTTAGGCACGGCCTTGAGGTAGAAGGCTTCGGCAGAATTCTTGCCGCGAACCTTAACCACCTTGCCGGGGTAGTGGATGACGCTCACGCTATCGATGCTGGCTACCTCGTCAGCTACGCCACGAATCAAGCTACCGTCGCCGCCATCATCTACAACAAGGGATTTGACTAAGGCTTGGTTCAGGCAGATGTGCGAACCTTGTCGGGTGCATGCAATACCCGCTGCTACCAGCAAGGTCTTAAGCTGCTCAGCAATTGCCTCTGGCTGTACGGCGGCAGCGGCTGTGCCAATCCATGCGGTCACCGCGCTGTTGTATGCATTGACACGATCATTCACCTGCTTGGTGTAATCGCTTGCGCCAGCAGGGATGTCGGATGTGTTGAGCGTGCCTTGGTAGCTGGATGCTGGGGTAGTGTAGCTAACGTCTACCGATGTGCTGTCGGACTTGACAACCTTAACGGAGAACTTGCGGGAGTATGCACCACCGCGAATCCATACTACGGCACGGGCAAAGTTAGTAGCGTCATCCCAGAGCTTGACAGAGGTACCTGTTACAGTAACTTCGTTGCCGGACATGAACACGTACTTGCCAATCTGCACAGCACCGCTTGCTCCACCAGACTCCAGCGTGTCTAGCACGGCGTCAGTCACGTTGCGCACAGTGTTCATGAACACCTTGTCAGTCTTGTTGTAGACCAGCACACTGGGTAGGGGATTAGCCGTAGCCACCCTTGCTGCTGTGCGGTACAGCATTGTGTACTTCTTGTTTCCCGTGGAGAAATCCAAGGCCCGCCAAGAGGCTGTATCGGCCACATACGCCGCGAACTGGGCGGCAGGGTAGGTAGTCAGGGACTCGGTTAAAAGAACGCTCCCGTGCCTGCGTGACAGCCCCTCAACGGGGTCTGAAATCATGTTGATCTGTTCGGAGTGTTGCCCGTCAAAGCGGGCGCTGGGTGTCTGCTGGGACACACCACCCAGCACACTAGCAAAGCTGTTAGCTACTTTCATCAGTACCTCAGCGTGTTGGTGTCATGCTGCCGCAGTCGGGCAAGCGTTCGGTTAGAGTTGAGCAAGTTGACCTTGATCTGCCGGATGTGCTCAGAGTTGAAATCAATCTTAGCCGTAAGCATGTCCTGCTGTAGCTCTTGTCGCTTGCTATTGTCAGCGTCAAAGTTGCTCTGGAATCGCAGTACCGCAAGGGCACCTATGTAGTTAGCGGCTACGGGCGGGAGTTCCTCAAACGGAACCAGCCGCACGATGTAACCGTCAACGCCCTCTGTCAACACGTAGGACTGTGTGTTCAGGTTGTACAGGCGCGTACCGCGTTGGACAAGGTACGGCTTGCTCGGAGCTTGTGGTGTGCCCGAAGAGAACTTCAAGCAGTCTCCGCTAAGCGTAATCCAGCCGTTAACGCTGTCGGGCTGTAGGGAAACGTATTCCGTATTAAACCACTTACCGGGTTCCTGCACGTTCTTACTTGCACGGTTAAGCGCATTGATTGCAGCGCCCTTCATGGCATGGGGCTCGACAAGGGAACTTAGCGGG